TGCTGATGTCGTAGAAGAATGGAAATTGAAAAAACTTCAATTGAATGTTCTGTGATGTGACTTCTGGTGTTGCATCTGGATAGAATGGGTTCCACACAATCATGTTGATCTTGGGCACTGTTCTAGACTCACTACCTGATCTAACTGTTTCAATGCTCTTGACACCTGGAACGGACAAGATATCAATGTTGAGTTGCGATACATTGATGACACCCCCTAATATGTTGGATTCTTGAGCAAAGAAATTAGTGATGATGTCAACCACCTTGGCTTTGATGAGTTCTTTGGAGATGTTGAATTCAGTTGATCTTTTTATTCGCAGAATGGTTTCATCCTTGATGGTAGGTGCAGCCTGTGCAGCCTCCTCACCTGCTACCGACAGTCCAAAGCTAAAAGCTAGATACACAGGATCACACATCACGATGTTTTGATTGACCAGCTTGGTAAGATTCAATCGATCCACAACTACCTGCTTTTGAGAAGTAGCAAGCGAAGTTGGAGTAACACCATCTTGAATTGCTCCAAGCCTAGGCACTGCAAACAAATATACGTTGTTGAAATCACATGCATCGGTGAACATCACCTGATTCATCAACACACGCTCATCATCATTGGGACGCTCAAGCCCAATTTCGTAGAAATAGTTTAGATACTCTGAAGTATATTGTTTGTTGGATACTGCTTGCACATCATATATGATGTTGCTATAGTACTTTCTCACTGTAGTAGTAAAATCTTCAACAGTAACTGTTCTGTTTTGAGCAGAGAACATCACTGGTGCATTGTTGCGAATTTGAGCCAACGATTCAAATGTTGTAAAGGGGGTGGATGCAACAAGGTTGTCCAAGCTAACGTTTATAAGATTGTCTGTTGTGATGTACTCAAGATCAGCATTGCGTATATCGTTGAAAATTTCATTCCACTGTGTAGTGTTAAATTGCACTATTGCTCTCCCTTGCAGCGCGTTGGGTGAAACAATACCATTGTTGCCATTGCTCATGAGATAATAAACTGCAACCTGGTCACCAGCATTGAGCTTACGACCTGTAATACCATCTCCAAATTTCAATTCATATCTACCTTGTTCGTTGAATCTCTTTTCAAACACCAAACTACGTGAACTAGCAACATACAAGCTGGTCAATTCTGTCCACTCGTACCATAGGCCAGTGCTAGCATCTCTAACATACACAAAAATGTTGTTGTTGTCAATATACTGTTGTTCCAATTCATCCAGTGGATTTGCAATGGTAATGGTAAATTCTTCAAAACGCTCTCCAAATGCTGTGTACAGCGGGTATTCCTTCATGATGCCCTGCTGCATGGAAAAGCGTTCACCAACAGATTCAATCAATTGATCACCTGTAGCTGTTTTTTCAAACACCACATCTTGATTGAATGTATATGGAATGTTGTTGACATACACGTGAGAAAATCTTTTGATGGCATGCATACCTATAGGAAGATCTGCCAACGCTGTGCACGTTATGCTCAATATGCAAGTATTGTATCCATGAGGTTTATACCCAATGAGTGTCACCAGCTTGTTCATGTTCTCATACAGTTCGGTCTGTGAAAACATGGTTTCAGTTGCTGTTTGGTTGAGATAGAACAGCAACACATGATACATGTATGCTACAATATCAACCATGCCTGAGATGTTGCTACCTTCAAAATCAATGTCGGGAAACAATCCACTTGCTTTGATGCGATTGGTGATGAGTTGCTTCATGCTCACTGCATCAAATGCTGCATATGAGTTGGGTGCTAGATTAAATTCTGTAAATTGTGAAGTCGCCATGGTTAGATGTAATTGTATCCGTTCTTATTTAGAACACTAAAAAGTCTAGCGTTGGTAATGTTGAGAGTCGGTACCGAGTAATTTATGCTGATGACATACTCCATGCTATCAAAGTTTGGCACCACTACCACACTATCTACCAACAATCTAGGCTCAAACCTGGTGATACCTGTGAACACTTTGCGTTGCAAGTCAAAAGCACGCTCTCTAGTGATGGGTTCAAAGATGTATTCACGCAAGTCAAGTCCAAACTCAGGGTTCAAGATCTTGTCCCCAGGAGATGTTGAGAACAAATTCAACACTGAGTTTTTTAACGCATCGATGTCATAATCTATCATGATGTCATTGATCTCAGGTATTTGATGCAGAGGGTTGTTGATGAGATATTGCTCGCGGAGATCTAAATGCAAATCAGCATACACATACGGTTGAGCTACATTGGTAGCTCCTGGTAATCCTTGAATTACTATCTTCGCCATATCGAAAAATATTTAAGCAAGCCATAAATATACGCATGACGAAGAAGTTCTTGAGTGTATGTGAATCTGCTTTGACTCGTTTTGCACGAGGTGGATTTTTAACTGGTGACGTTGTGCGTTTTGTGGACAAGTTCAAATCCCATGATCCTTACAAAGCTCTTGGATCCAATGTGCAGGCCATGATTGATGAAATCATTGCAGCAGGTCTCAACATTCGAGTAGTTGGTATCAATGATGCTGATCCACAACGTTACCCAGGTAACCCTGATACCATGACCGGTAATGTTGTTGTCAACATTGCGCTCGATAATGGTGGTGGAAGATATACGCATTATTGTACAATTCCAAGTTGCTGCATCGAGCCCGTTGAACATTATCCAAATCTAGCACCGCTACCAGATGGTGTTGTTCGTCCCAACGGTACCATCATCAAGCCTGAAGAGTTTGCGTTCAACAAGGACAACAAAGAAGCTGAAGATCAGACCATGAAAGCTGATCAAGGTGGAGTGAAAAAGAGTGTGATGGTTGGATTACCCACCAAGAACATCAAGCTCAAAGCTGTCACAGTCAAAGGTGCAACATCACCTGCAGTTGATGGCTATACCATCAAGTACATGCAGGGTCAGTAGTCATCTGCATTCCAGACTCTGAGACCATAAGCATCATTTATTGCTACTGATGCTAGCATGATCCACGCATACACAGGCATGAGCACTCTATTTGTGCTAGGCAGGATGTATACCATGCGAGAAACAGCGTCTCCTGCGAAATACAGCAAGATACAAATCACCCAAGCTATTGGGCGTGCAACACTCGATTGAGGTTGATCATGCATGCAAAATAGTTAATCTCAGCATCTGCAACAAACACGTGTCGGTACATGTATTCTGTGATGATCAAGATGGCTTCTCGCTTGACGTTATCGTCGATATCGCTACGATACACATGTTGCAACAACATCTTCATCAAGTTGTGATAGTCTGACTGAAATGTTGATTCATGTTGAATCACAAATCTACGCAACTCCATCACATCATGCTGAACTTGATGAAAGATGTCTTCAACAAATTTATCACTTGCACTGGTGTTGGTAATTTCCAGCTTACCACTAGTAGAGAATTTCTGCAGATCATTGATGATACGTCGGAAGTCAGGAAAGTTTGCTTTAACCAACTCCACAAATGCCGTTTTTTGATCTTCTTCTAAAACGATCTTCTCACGTTTGAGGATGCCATAACAATGCTTGACCACATCCTGCACCGAATGATTGAAGTCCAATGCAATGCATCGACTCTGAATTGCTGGAATGATCTTGTGTCGATAGTTTGCCGTCAGGATGAAGCGTGTGTTTGCTGCATACTCCTCCATGACGTTGCGAAGAGCGCGCTGCGATTCACCTGAAAGTGCATCACCTTCATCAAGAATCACCACCTTGATGTCACCATTCAGCGATCTGGTCTGCGCAAAGCTAATGACTTTGGTCCTGATGGTATCAATACCATTCTCGTCACTTGCGTTGAGATACAGATAATCACACCCCAGCACGTCATTTACCAAGATCTTTGCAAGACTGGTCTTGCCTTGACCAGGAGATGACACCATCAACAAGTTGGGAATCTCGTGTTTATCTCGGAATGACTCTACAATCTTCCTGGTCTCCGCAGGAAGAACTATAGCATCAAGAGTTTTAGGTCGGTATTTTTCAACCAACACGTTGGAAAAGTCCATCATGTCGTGATGATATACTACTTGCCTGTAGAACCAAAGCCATTTGCACCGCGATCAGTAGTGGTAACATCAATTGCCCACTCGGTCGTAGGTGTAACAAGTGGGTAACACACCAATTGAGCAATGCGATCACCTGGTTGAACTACATAATCAACGTCAGAGTTGTTGATCAACCTACACCCCATGCAACCTCTGTAGTTTGTATCGATTATACCGCCAAATGCATGCACGTTATGTTTAAATTGTAAACCTGACCTCGACTCTATGCGGATGAAGATGCCAGGTGGTACATCAGCCAGTGTAAGCCCAACAGGCACAACAGCAGCACCTCGCGCTGGAATTGTAGTCTGCTCAACAGCTGTCATGTCATATCCTGCATCTCCTGTGAGTGAATCATCATGTTTGCGTACTGGTAGCACTGCTGCGGGGTGTGTCTTGACAAATTTCAAAGTGCCTCGTTCTGTATTGCTCATAATGCGATATTAATTGATCATCGTGAGGCTTCAACTAAATATATACATGTCAGATCAAGAACAGACGAACTCTGTAGATAGCATCATCGAACAATTGAAGCAAGTACCCAAGGCTATCACAACTGTTCATCGTGAACAAGATGAGTTGACCAAAGAAAATCTAGAAGATTTCATCCTCAAGCACACAGGTCATCTGGTCAAACAAGCATCAGAGTCAGTTGCTCTTGTAAAAGACTATGTGGAGACAGCTCCAAACGCAGAAGATGTTACTGCTCTAGCAGAGTTGATCAGAGCTACATCATCTGCTGTTGAAGGGCTCAACAGGATTTTAATATCCGACAAACGCAATCAGACAGCCATACACATCAGAGAGATGGATCGCAGGAGTCGTCAAGAGCAATTTGATACCGCGGTGGGAGTCAAGTTGATGCTCACCAGGGAAGAGCTCATGAAGCAGTTGCTCGAGCCACCCAAACCTAAAGCCATTGAAGTCAAGGTTGAAGAAGTGAAAGAGTAATTTACAGTTTACTAGAAAGATAAATTCCAAGCTCTGCATATGCACGTAGAGTCTCTACGTCTAGCTCATCATAACAACTTGTACCATACTTAAGTTGATTCTGATAGACTACTTCTTTGTATTTTGCTGCACCGCCATACTCTGCAATATCTCTTTGTATCAATTGCATTCGCAGCTCCTTTGCTACATTTTCTGAACATTCTTTTAGCAAGTCAAAAGTTGATTCTGATGCAGCAACTACCTTGCCATTGCTTAGCAACACAGTCAACACACTATCACTCTCTTCAAGTACGTCGACTGCTATTGCCCAATTTTTATAAGATGCAACTATGGTCTGTGGCATAAAAATACTTATATCTATTTACGTCTAAACACGTGAGTTTCAGTTGGGTTGCGTTTTGCTATGTGCTGTTGCCAGCTACTTACAGTCCAGTCTGACTTGAGCGTACCACTTGCAGTACTATTGCTCACTACACGACCACCATCTGTTACAACACCTGCATGACCATGGACTGTTCCGTGTCGTGCAGTTAAAATTAAATCTCCAGGTCTTGCCTGACTAACAGGAAGTTTTTCAAAACGACCCGAGTCTTTAGATAGCCGCGAGTACAACTCTGCAGTATCTGTTACTATGGGTCTACCAGGTAATATATCTTCACCTGTAGCCTGCTTATACATCAAACTCACACCAGCACAGCACCCTAACCTACCTCCTTGTGTATCTACACCCTTGAGATTCTTTGTGCTAGTACCAATCATGTTTTTAGCAGTTTCACTAATGTTTTTGCCCTTTACACCTGTTGAGCTATCAGTGGGTGTAGTGGTTGCAGCTGCTCCTGCTGCAGCTGCAGCAGGAGTTGCAGTTGTAGCGGCAGGTTTTGGTGGTGATTGACCCATGGGTGTATTTTCTGGACACGGTGCACTTGGTTTTACAGTATCATCATGTCTGCGTGCGTCACCAGTTGTTTGAGGTTTGATTGCAGCCTGTGGCGTAACGTTGTTGCTGTATGGATCTCCACCTGGCTGATCACTGCTGCTCACACCCTGTGCAGTGCCACTCCATGTGCGCAGCTCACCGCCCAGTGATGCATCGGGTATCTTTAGCTTGAATACTTTCTTTCTCGCAACAGCCAAATTCATATCTTCGTCAAATGCATTGTATCTGTTGAGAAAGTCAGCCAATCTGAAACAATCTCCCATGTTGCGTTTGATCTTGGTCATCAAATTTGAATTTAATCCCAATGCATCCTGAAACAAACTAGACCCCGTAGACCCTATAAATGGCACACCCCTTTTATCTGCGCTAATACCCTGTCTTGCAAACTCACGCAATTTTGCTGTTGTTCCTGGGCTAGTCAATTGCTCTTTTGCTGCATCCATCAGTAGCTTTGCACTGGTGTATGCTTCCATGAGAGTATTTTGTATACCACGTGGAATTTTGTTCATGATGTTGAGACCCAACCCTGTTGGTGGTGGAGCGTTGAGTTCACTGTCATGTGGCATGGATGAATTCAAAGAATTCATTCTGCTAAAGTCAAATATAGCTCCCACTTTGTCAGTTATTGGAGCAAAGTAATTGCATGATGGTTTGCATGAATCCATCATGTCGGATAGTTTGTCCAACAAACTTGGATCATCCTGCAAAGCTCGTGTTTTATCAAAATTTCTATTCTTTATGTCTTCATCAGTAGATCCTGTTGGATCGTATGGAATTCTTGGTACAACTGATCGCTCGCTTGCAATTC